ACTCTGCGTGCGAAGGATAAGCAGCAGTCAGTTGAGAAGGCCGCCTCTGGTATCTTCAATCAGATTATCCGTCTCTGCCAAGAGTTCTTGGTTGAGGGCCGAGTCATTCGTCTACTTGGTGCCAATGGTGGTATCTGGTCTGACATTGACAACGAGGTTTTGACCGGCGAGTTTGACATGCGAGTTGAGGGCGGATCGCTATCTGCGGTCAACCCGGCGACCAAGCAGGCCAGAGCGATTGAGATGTTGTCTGTGGTACTGCCCGCAATCACTTCTTTTGGTTTTGATCCTGAACCAGCACTGCGCCATGTAGTCCGCGATCTTGGATACGACCCAGATCAGTTCTTGAAGAAGCCGCAGGCTGCACCAGTAATGCCTGCCGCATCCGCACCGGAGGCTGGTGGGCTACCACCTGAGCTGATGGCGGCAATGGGTGGGGCGCCAACACCTGAGATAGCACCAGAAGCACTCCCAATGGGGGCTGAACAGTTGCCACCTGAACTTCTTGCTGCGTTAGGAACAGAGCAAGTGCCGCCGACTGCTGGCGAAGCAATCTTGTAGTCCTGTCGGGCGGACACCTATAACTGAGGGACGCTGTTCTGGCGTACCCTCGTAGCCGAATAAGCCATAGCGCGTATCGCATAGCGACACACGCAGCTACGAGACACTCGGGTAAGGAGACAGAACTGTGGCAGAAGAAACAACATTCGAAAATCTATTTCAGGAAGCATTGTCGGAGCTTTCAAAGGCCGAACAGCCAACCGATGAGACACCAGAAGTAGAACAAGCGGTAGAAGCGAAGGACGAAAACACCGAGGCGGTGACTGAGTCCGAGACCGATGGAGAAGCGGTAGCTGAAACCGAAGAGGTTGAGGAACCTGCCGAGAGCAGCAATGAAGAGGCGAATTCGAAAGGCCCAATTGCTGTAACTGAAAGCGATGTCATTGTGCTACCTGACGGGACGGAAGTCTCTGTGAAGGAAGCAGCGCTGCGTCAGGCGGATTATACGCGTAAGACACAGGCACTTGCAGATGAGAGAAAGGCTTTTGAGGCCCAACTCCAAGCATCTCGATCACAGATTGAGTATGTAGAGAATCTGACAAAGGCGTGGCAGACCAATCAGGCCGAGGTTGTTAGTGGGTTTGTGGCCTCCACCGAAGACCCAACGCTAACGATTTCACAGGTGATCGTAGAGCTTGCCAAGGCAGATAAACTCGATCCTAAGTTCCTTGAAACCTTTGGTATTACTAAAGACGTACAGGAAAAGTGGGTTGAGGAAACCAAGTCCAGCAGCGAACTTTCTGAGATCAAGAACCGACTTAGCCGGTTTGAGCAGGAACGTGTCCAACAGGATGCTCTTGCTAAACAACAAGCCGAAGAAGCCGCTCTTGTCCAGGAGTACGAGAACCAGTGGGCGCAAATCAAGACAGAGAACCGTTTGACTCTTGACCCCGTACAAGAGGTTGAAGTCAAACTCAATCTGTTGCGGTATGCTCTCGACAATGACTTGACAAATTTGAAGGTCGCATACAAGGCATTCAAGTTCGAAGAGTCGCAGAAGGCGACCAACCCAAAGAAGGCCGCTGTATCTGCAAAGAAGGAAGCCACTGGTGCTATCACGGCAAAGTCAACGGGTGGTTCGGTTGTGGGTAACCGCGCTCCGAACAACATTGAGGACGCAGCTTGGGCAGCGTTCCAGGAACTTACTTCAAAACAGTAACCCTCCACCAACCTACCCGAAGGAGTAAGACAAATGGCATTAGGCCAAGCAGACTTCAATGAGTTGCTGTCTGCAACGATCCAAAAGATCGAGAAGCAGCTCGTCGATAACGTACTGACCGCTCATCCAACACTTGACTTTTTCAAAGCAAATGTCAAGTCGGCAACCGGTCCGTCTGTTATCTTCCCAATCGTCGCAGCTGACGATTCATCCACAGCGTTTACTGATGCTTCAGGAACGTTCAACACCGGCGTGTCTTCAGACATCCTTGGTGTTGCAAAGTACGAGTGGGCAGAACCACTTGTATCAAAGGTACGCGTTCAGTTCAAGCAGCTTGAAATGAACTCAGGACCAGAAGCAGTTGTTTCCCTTGCTAAGGCACACCTTGACGCAGCCGTCAAGGGCCACGGAAAGAAGATCGCTACTGTTCTTCACACCGCTGGTTCAGCCGGAGCAGGAGCATTCAACACACTGGATGAGGTCATCTCAAACAGCGATACGCTCACAACCACAACATCACGTACTGTCGGTGGTATCCGCGGTGGTGTCTCAACAAAGACCGTAACCAACGTAGCACGTACTGGTACAACCGCTACCGTAACCGTTGGTGCTCACGACTACATTGCTGGTGACAGCGTTGTAGTATCGGGTCTCACAAACACTGCTCTCAATGGTACCTATACATTGACTTCAGTAACTTCAACAACCATCGTTTACACAACAGCTACATCTGGAACCATCTCATCGACGGCTGATACCGGAACTGTTGTGTGCTCGGCAATCAAGGATTACTGGGTTTCGACCGAGAAGACAATTCTCCCAGCTTCCCAAGACATCCGCACAGCGTTCCGTACAATCTCAGACGACATCTATGTCGCCTCAGGTGAGCGTCCAAACGCAATCATTGCAGGTCGCAACGTGTTCTCAGAGTACGAGAACTCATTTGACAGCAAGATTCAGTACCCAGGAGTTTCTGGCACAGTGGATTCCCGCTTCCGTCAGATTGACTTCGACGGTATCCCAGTACGTCTTGATCCAGACGCACCGGTCAACACCGCATACTTTGTGAACACAGACTACTTGGTAGCTCGCTACCTCGGTGGCAACTTCATGAAGGCAATGCCTGCACAGCAAATCGTTGGTACGCTCGACAGCGTAACACCGCTTGCTTCTGTTCTGTGCTTCGGCACAAACAACCGCCGTGCACACGGCAAGCTCAACCGCGCATAGTCGCTGCTGAGTTAGGGCGCCCCCGATGGCTTCGGCTGTCGGGGGCTTACCCTTTGTCGGACACTTTCCATAGATGAGGAGGCGACACCCTTGAATCTCTCAGCCCTAAGAAACCATGTTCGGTCGCTTGTAGCAATTGCCAGCACCGATATTCTCTCGGACGCAGACCTGACAACTTTTATCAATGAATCCTACCTTGAGATCATGCGTGATGCTGACTGGCCATTTTTGAGAAACGAGACCACGCTAACTCTAGTTCCCGGTCAGGCCAGCTATACATTGCCCGCCGGCGTAGGAGAGACAGCAATAGCCTCGGTTGCGGTCCTAAGCGACGACGCCAACCGTCGCCAACTTCGCCCTCGATCTCGTTACTCGGTTGACGACACGCTCGGTCCGCTAATCAACGGCAAGCCAAATGAATACAATACATGGCGTGGCAACATTCAATTCTGGCCTACTCCCGACATGACTGAGACGGTGAATATTCGCTACTTCAGCGAGCCTTCTGATCTTGTGAACAACACCGATGTTCCAACCTTTGACGCCAAGTTTCATACTATTATTGCTTACGGTGCCGCTGTGCGCGTTTTGTACCGCGAGGGGGACGACACAGATCGACGTTCCTTTTATAATGCACAGTACCGAAACGGTCTTGAGCAGATGAAGCAAGACTATCTAAGCGAGCGCGATCGCAGCATCTTCCGTCTTGGTGGCAGACGGCGTATTTGGGGACGACGCGACAACTACTACGGGGTGTAGTCAATGAAAAAGATTACCCTAGCCGATTTCAGTGGTGGTTTGAAGATTGCTTACTCGGCGGACGACTTTGCTGAGAACGAATGGGCCGATCTGCGCGGATTTATTATAGTCAAGTCTACCGTTCTGCGTTCACAACCGCCATTGCAAAAGGTCGGTAGTGAGGCTGGATTTAGGGAGATAAGACCGCTAATTGCTGCTGACGGTACACAGTTTTTGATTGGTATAAAGACTAATGGAGAAGTATGGAGAGCCGCACCACCGGATGCGTCCGCTACATATACTACAACAGCGGCTGTAACATGGACACGCATTACTTCGTCTAACGGCACATCAACATTGACGGTTGGTAGCAACTCACACTTTCTAACTGACCTACCATTTCAAGATGCCTCTATCGCCAGTGGTAAGACTATTCCAGGTCTGCTCATCAACCAGTCATTTGACATTGGTTCATCAACGGATGGGCCGATCATTATTTGGGCCGAGTCGTCATCTAGTATTGGAGCCTGGCGTCTGTTGACTGGTACTGGTGGCTTGGCTGTTTATCCGGGTTATCTCCCGGCAGCACCGACTAATGTTACCTCCTCAATCTCTGGCACCACCATTACAGTAAACTGGACAGCAGCCGGGGCGGGCAGCAGTGCTATTACCGGTTGGAATATCTACTCATCAACCGGGGTGTTGAAAACAACAGCGGCGGCAGGTGCTACATCCGCAACATTCACCGGTGTTGCTGGAGACCAGTTAGGTGTGGTTGTTAGGGCGACCAACGCATACGGTGAGACACCATTTGACGCAGAGGGTGGCGTCAAGCCCCCTTCACCAGGTTACATTCCGAGAGCTAACGTAGGTGCTTTATGGGCTGGGCAGATGGTGTTAGCAGATGTTGAGTACTACAAGGACGATGCTGACATTACTAAGGGCATTCCGCTAAGTTCAACTAACAGTGCAAGAACTCGAAATGCCATATGGTTCTCAAACCCCGATGCGCCAACCACCTTTGATCCATTGGCATCATTCACTATTGGCCAGCCCGACAGTCAGATTACAGGTCTGGTCGTTGTACCACAAGGTCTATTAGTGCTCACCAAGACAATCAGTAATGACTCCGGTATATTCCTTCTTCGTGGTACAAGTATGGGTATTGTGCTCGAGGAAGAAGTTGCTTTGAATTTTACCCTTGAGTTGATTCGTGGCGGTCTTGGAACACGCGGCTACTCAGAAGCGGGCGCAGCATTCAATCACGTCAAGGCTTGGCCGGCTACGGGAACGGTTGTTATACTAGATGAGAACTCATTGGTATGGCAAACCAATACACAAGGCGTCGCTCACATCAGTGAGAATATTCAGGCGCCACAAACCTCTGGATCAACATCGATGGATAATTTGGCTACATGGGATAAGTATCTGTTGGTTGGCTTCAATAATCGTTTATTCGTTCTTAGAGAGTTAGGTGACAGAGCAGCCTGGACAGAGTTTGTCCTACCCACTACCACATTAGGTAGCGGCTCAATACCAGGACCATACTTCCTGCAGGAGATGGGTAACTGCGTCTACTTCATATGGGACGACGGGACTAACAAACAGGTTTGGCGATACAACATGCAGCCAATCTTCTCCGCTCAGGCTGAATTTGGAAAGGTCAATGGATCTGCTGTTGATCTAACCATGACCACGCGCCCAATCCGTGGTGGCGACGACCCCCATCAGAAGTCATTTTGGCATCGCGTTGGGTTGAGATTTAGAGGCACTAACTCGTTTGCTATAAAGTCTGTTACTACTGGGCCATACTATATCTCAGGCTCATCCGCACCCGGTAGTTACACGATTACAAACTCACCAGTTATCACATATCCTACCCCAGCAAACTATCGTGGCGAAAAGACATATCCGGCACATGGCCCATCGATTGAATGTCAGGCCACTTTCGTTCTACAAGGAAGCTCGGAGATTGAGGATGTAACTCTCTATATGCATGGAAGGAAGCCTAACCGACCATGACCCTATTGAAAGGTAGTGCATCTGAGGATGCGGTTCGCTTGACCACCAATACGGTAGAGAAGCGACTTGAGCTATTTAGGCAGCAGTTTGAATTTGACTTCGGTCTCAAGCGTGGGGTTGTGGACACTTACTCTGGTACCACCCGTGCTGGCACAGCCACGATCGATAATAAGTCTTACGCCTTCAAGGCTGTCAATGTTACTGTAACTGTGGGGGACGTAGCCGTCTTTCAGAGGCTAACAAACGGCGACCGGGGGTTTATTCTCTTGGGTACGATTATCTAACCGGCTGTCGGGTCGTTACGGATAGGTGAGGAAGGGGTGGTTAGGACCGAATGAATTACGAACAAGCATTGTTGCTTCTGCGGCGCTACTTTGGCGATCTCTCTAAGGTCACCAGTACCCAACTGCAGAGTGCCTACATTCCACTCGGTATCCCATTAGAACTAAGATCTGCCCTACAGTCTAGGTATTACACTGCCCAACGACAGGGTCAACCATACGAAAAGGTCCTTCTTGACTATGGAATGATCTCACCTGAATTCTACAATAGTCTTAGCACCCAAAGCGCAGCCCCACTCCCCACCCTTTCCGGTTCGCAATTTGCGCAGCAAACATTCCAGCAAAATGCAACGACAGTAAATCCTGAAAGCGTTGCCTACTTTCCGGCTCCTTCTATCACAGCACCGACGGCAGTCACAGCAACAGATACGTCAACTATCTATGCTCCGTCAACATTAGCAGCACAAGAATCTGGTGCGATTGGTGCTGCTTCCATATCGTCACAGATGGCCTCTCCGACAACCTCATATGAGCCAGCTCCAACCATGTCCCTGCCGTCTTATACTTACATACAAACATATGCCACACCAACAGGTTATCCATCGACCTTCACCAGGGAGGGGATTACATTTACATGGGATCCAGCCAATAACCGTTGGGCAAGTCCGTATGGTGTTTTTACAAAGGAAAACATTGATGCGAGCATAAGAGCTGGCTATACTTGGAATGGCAATAACCTTGTTTTGTCCAACACTCCGCCCGCACCTACAACTAGCACTATACAAGCACCACCTATTTTGACTACACAAACCGGCAGTACGTCTACTACCCAAGCGCCTCCCACCACGCAAGTACCATCCACTCCAACTACCCAATTGCCATCAACATCAGTTACGACGAGTCAGACATCTGCCGGTGCGACTGAAGTACCATCAATTGATCCATTTCTAAATTCTAAATTACAGGTTTATACTAACGCCCCGGTCGGTAGCCAGCTTCGTAGAACTACGTTCTTCTTCGATCCAAATACTCAAACCGTCCTTGCCTATAATGGAACAACACCTGAGGCAGTAGATCCTGCTATTACGAAAGCAGTTCTATCTGGACAGGCGGTTATATCAAACGGCATAATTACTAACAAGGCAACGAGCCTATCTGCTGGTACTTCTGAGTACATAGGAAGTTCTACTGCACTATCCAGATTACCACAGAACTCCCTTTCTACGTTTGACACAACTACACAACGGCCAGCGCCACAAAATGCACCAACTATTTCCGCGCCACCAATTACCGAGACTCAAAAGTCTTCTGCTACACAGACTACGGCAGCAATGGGTGGGACTGCTGCAGATCAAGCAATTTATAGAACTGCTATTGAAAAACTCACTACTGCACTTGCTAGAGCAAAAGCTGACGCCGAGAGGCAGCGCGGCACGCTAGGAGCGTCTTATGAATCGCAAATCCGTAAAGCTGGCAGAGAAATGTATAATCAAAAGATCAAGGCTCTTGCATCTCTTGCTGCTCGAGGAATCGTTGGATCTCCTGGTTTGAGCACAGCATATAAGCGCGCTGGTATGGCGCCGGCTGCCGAAGCTCGCACTGCTCTAATAGGTGAGCGCGAACAGCGCATGAGCGCATTGAACATAGCGCTTGAGCGTCAATTGGCAGACTACGAAGCAGAACTTCGTCGTAATCAAGAACAGTTGACCAGAGCAACAACGCTGGCAAATCAGCTAACAGGGACTGGTGAATAATGGCAAACATAAACTATGGCCCATCTGATGCTCAGCTCGCTAATGCTGGTGCGCAGGCCTACGCAACAAACATTGCCGGCTCTGTCGATCAAATGCGAAAGGCTTATCAGGACAAAGTAAACGAGCTGGCATCTGGCATTGTTAGCGGTATGACCCCCCAAGAACGCGCTGTCCTTGAGAAGCAAGTTCAGAGTTTAGGCAATCAATACAGCCAAGCACTTCAAAGCACAGAGGGTCAGTTTGCTTTTGCAAAGCAACAAGCAGAGACAACCGCCGCTGAGGTTGACAAGCAGTACGCCGCAATGCAGGAAGCGCAACGTGCTCTTGCTTCACAGGCTGTTGGCGCCGTAACTCCTCAATACCTTCCAGGTATGCAGACAGCGACTCAAGAGGACGCTGTTCGCCAAGCCCAGGCAACCGGTCAAGCAAATCTGTCCTACCTCGGTCAAGCACAGGGTATCGGAGCCTTGGCTCGTAACCTCTATAGTCAATCACTTGAAGCGCAACGTGCCGCAACTCGTGCACAGTTAGAAGGTTCTCGAGCGAACCTGCAGACAGCTCTTGAAGCTCGTGCCCTACAGTCCGCTGTCGATCGTGAGCAAAAGCAAAGAGATGAGTTACGTCAGTTTGAACTTTCTGGTTTCAACGCTGTGTTGGCTCGTAAGGCTGAGATTGACAACAAGATAGCAGAACTACGCGCTGCTGCTGCGGCTGCTGATACACGCACTGGCAAGGACAAGGCATTGGCCGAGCTTGACTTCTATCAGAAGAAAGCAAACATTGATCTGGCCGCCGATCTCAAGAAGATTGCTGCCTCTGCTAAGTCATCTGGTATGGGTGCTGTCTCTGCTGCTGTACAAGATGTACAAGCAGAAGTTGCTGGTCGTCAATCCCCGTTTGGCAAACTCCTTGAAACCGCTATTGCCAATATGCCACAGGGTCGACCCACCGGTACTACCTTCCAACTCGACGGCAAGAAGTACACAATTGAACAACTGGCTAGCATGGGCAAGTTACCTCGCATGTACGGTGTCTCAGGTCAGCCTGGCATCTTCTATATGTCAGGTAACCAGCTTGTTCATGAACAAAAACTTGATGGTAGTAAGACACAGACCTACTCTCTTGATAATCTGAACGTGGTATTGAACAGGGCGTCCGGCTATATTCAACAGAACAAGTTGTCTGGCGCGCAAGCAACCACCTTTATGGCCGGTGTTCTTGCAAATCAACTACAGCCCCAGGAGAAGATTGCTCTTCGTTATCTTTTTGGTACCGATGATCCTGCGAATCTAGCGTTTATCCTGCGTCCGTCTGCTAAGTCATCAACTACTAAACCCCCGGTTGTAAAGACTCCAGCACCACAGACAAAGATTTCCTATGGGGGGTTTACGACACCTACTAAGACATCGGGCACAACCAAGAAGTAGGAGCAGCCAATGGCTAACCAAGACCCAGCTTGGCTGAACTTCATGAGGGATAGCTCACCCAGCACATCTCGCTCCGCTGAAACTCCGGCCTGGTTATCTTTCATGCAGGGGCGTGGAAGCACATCTCGACCAGCAATCACAATGAATATAGAAACACCGGGACTAACGATGTCGCCGGCCGATCAGCGACTATCGGAAGAAGCTGATCTGAAGAAGCAGGTTGACCGCCTACGTCGAGATGAGATGCAGGGGCAAATCGTTGGGGCTGACACCACTCAGCCTAAAGGACTACTAGGTTTCTTTCAGCGAACCGCCGCTAATGCCATTGATAACCCTGTTGTAAAGGGCATCTTCCAAGCGATGTCAGTCGTAGGAGCTGGTTCAAAGCAGTTATTGAATGCCATTGACACGGCAGTTGAATCAGATGCTAATCCTCTAAACTGGCTTGCCGATCGCATGGATGAATATAACTATGGACGTGTAAGAAGCCGACAGGAGCGTGAGCAGTCATTCGAGCAGAAGTTGCAGCAGATTCCTGGTGCTCAAGCGGCTGCAGGATTTGCAACGGAGCAACTAGGTCTACAACCAGGTCAGTATCAAAAGCCAAGCCTCACACAGTTTGTAAGCGATGTGAAGAACATTCGTGGTGGTGGTGAACTCGTGCCTGAGTTCCAACTCACTGAAGACGCTGGAGTGCTTGAGAAGTTATGGAAACTACCCGCTGCGTTTTTATACGATGTTCGATCTGCTGGCGGACCACGTGGCTTTGTCCGCTTCGGAAGCAATGCCATGTCACGCAAGCAAGTGGGTGAATCGCTAAGCAACATAGCTGAAGATACATTCAAGAAAAATGCAACACGCCTTGCCAATGAGACTGACGAGGCCTTTGATAGCCGAGCTAAGTTGTTTGGTGCAAAGGTCATGCAGGCTAACTTGGCAAATCGTAGTCGCGGCGTTCGTACCGTCTTTGAAGAAGAGTTCGGCAAAACTGCTGGCAAGGACGCATTTATGTCATTGCCTAAGACTCTCAAGGGTGGTTTGGGTGTTGGTCCGGTAGATGCGTCAATTGGTAACCTGAATGCTGGTGGTTACGCCGTTGATGCCATTGCACGAGCCTTGCGTATTGATCCGAAGTTGTTTGGCACCAAGTGGAACCCTGTGGTTGCGTACCAGGCGGCAAAGAATACCGCACGTGAGCGCGTGCTTCCTGGTGTTCTAAACAACATTGGCATTGAGTCAAAGGCCTGGTACAACTTTGTGCGGGCGACTAACAAGAATGCCTCCGATAATGACCTCCTTATAGCCTACCAGGAATTCAAGAATCCCGCAGCTCGAGACATTGCCGGACGGGTTGCTGAGATGTTTAGCCAAGAAATACAGCGCGCTCGCTTGTTCAATAACGATATGCTGCAACTACGCAAATCTCAGCCCGAGCTATACAAGAGAACCGTTGAGATGATTGACGATCCGAATGTGGTTGGTAAGGGTGAGTTGTCAGAACTGGATCGCCAAGCCAAGACATACTATGACGAATGGCGTGATCAGTTTGACACGCTGGCCCAAAGAATGATTGACGAGGGTGTCCCAATGGGGTACCTAAATGAGTACTATCCTGCCATCTTCAACATCCGTGCCATGAAAGAGGATGGTGTTGATATCACTGACATCTTTACCGATGCTGTATCAAAGAAGCTTGGCTTCCAGATTGGCAAAAAGAAGGATGTCACTCAAGCCGGTTTGGTCAATCTCCCGGGTAAGGGATACGACCCAACCAAAGATCGTAACATCTTTATGGAGGAAATAACTGATGTCGATGGCACGGTGAAGGTTCGCTCATCCACCTTCAAGGAAATGCGGGATAAACTTCGTGAGGCTGGTGTTGACGAGAAGTACATCAAATACCTCAAGACTGACCCCACTGAGGTATTGGCCGACTATGCGGTCAGAGCTGGAAAGGTCATTGCTAGACGCCGGCTAGTCAACGAGTTACACAAAGCCGGACTTCTGTTCAAGGGTGCAACACCAAGAATAGGTGTCACATCAAAGATGGTTGAAGACCTAATCAAACAAATGCGACCGGACCAACTTGATCGTTTGACAAAAGACTTTATGCGTGATCCTCAACGATTTGACACCTATATTGGGGAGGTCAACGACCGGTTAGCCAGGGCATACGACAGTAATGACCCGGTTGCCATCAAGAGTGCCGACGACGAGGTCAAGTCAGTAATTGACTCCCTTGATCGACTTGGTGATATCTATGTAGAACGCGTCATGACACCAAAGGCTTTGGCGAGTTATCGCAAAAAGGTTGATGCCTTTGACGAGGCAGTTGATATGGGTGACACAAAGGCGGCCAATATACTTCGCAAGGAGATTGATGAGGCGCGCCGTGATGCGATGAAGTTACGAGAAGAGACAGCCAAGACTCGACCTTCAACGATCGAAGCCAACGTTGAGCGAAAGGCTTTCGAAGAGTATCTAGGCAATGTCTTGAATGTCAAGCAGACCAGCGCTGCTGAGATAAAGGCCAGATACAACCTTTCAAATCTTGCTCCTCTTACCGGCGACGACATCAAGGGTGTCGCTCGTATTCCAGATGAGTTGGCTGGTACGGTGGCTAGTGAGAATCTAAACCAACTACTAGGAGAATGGATACGGCTCAACTCTCGTTATGCGCTAGATCAAGCTGATGAGAAAAAGTTTGTTGATGCTTTCAACTCTGCAACCCAGGGCTTTAGAACCTTCGCCACCTTCGGCCGTGGTCCTGGCTTCGTTGTTCGAAACGGCATAGGTGCTGTGTTCAATAACGTCTTAGCAGCCGGTGTAACCGCACAGGATTACAAGAATGCCCACATAATGTGGTGGACACGCCTTACTACTGACATTGCGGTCGACCCGCTTGAGACTCTTACTGGTAAAGATGCAGAGGATTACCTAGCTAAATTGGTTGACAAAGGCAAACTGAATCCTGATTCTGCCGCACTAGCCAAGGCAGACATTATCTCTGGTCAGAAGGTTCGATCTGAGACTATCGCCAAAATCAAGCGTCAGCAGAACATTGAGCGACTTAGCAAGTATAAGGTTGACGGCTACGACTATACCCTTGCGGACGCATATGAGACTTCGATTGAGGGTGGTGTTACTGACCCACTCAAATCTGTCGCGGCATTCTCTGGTCTAAAGCGTGACGCAAATTTGGCTGATGCGCTGAATAGCGATCCAAACTGGATCAGCATTCGTAATGATCGAAAGCCAATCAGGGCAGAAAAGAGTGTGATTGATGTCAATATTCGCGGTAAGAATGTACGGGTGACCGTCAATAAGCCTTCCAATCCACTGCGAGTTGATGAGAATGACCCACGCAAACTAGCACAACGTATAACTGAAGGTGCGATCAACGCCGGCTTTGATGTCAAGGCTGGTGGCAGAACTTATAACCTTCGACCGGTACAACTTGTTGCTGACTTCAACCGTAATACAGAAGAGTATCATCGTACAGCAGCCATCCTGGCCGGCTTGCGGGAGAATGGCGCGTCAGTCAACGGGCGACAGAACGCTATTACCAACATGAAGCTTGCGCAGTTTGACTACTCAAATCTGACCGATGCCGAAAGAACTGTTGGTCGTGCGTCACTCCCATTCTATACCTGGACAAGATATAACATACCCCTTCAGATTCGGTTGCTTGTCAACCAGCCCGGCACATTTGCAACCGTGCTAAATGGGTGGGATACAGTCAAGGGTATCTTTGGTGACGAGAATGGCGATATGTACTTTATGCCTGAGTATTTACAAGAGGCCTTTGCCTTTATGGTCAATCCAGATATTCAAGAAAAGTTGGCGCCGTTGATGTCCCTACTGGGTGCAGATCCTAATAACCCAATGGCCGTCAGACTTGAGTCTCCTATCCTTGATCTCAATAAGTACATTACCGAGAATGGACCAGACGCTCAGGAAGTTGTTAGCGGTATGAACCCGGTCGTAAAAGGTGTTGTTCAGCTTCTCGCTGAAAAGAATTTATATACCGGACGTACATACTCACGAGAGGGAGTAGAAGCCCCGAACTGGTATCTCGCAATAGCTAACGTTCTTGGTGAGGCGATACCAGCTTTGAAGCCACAATACGACGTGCAAGACGGAGTATACAAAGTCAATGAGAAGTGGATTGACTTTATCAAGACTACCGTTCCGCTATTTGGTACACTTGATCGAACCATAGCACCAAGCATTGAAGCTGCCGCCAAGGCTGCTGGTTATGATGTCAACTTGACGAGTGAGCAAGATAAAGCCCTATCGGCCCTCATGTCAAGCGCTCTGGGTGCTCCTGTTAGCACGGTCACACCCGAGATGGAAGCAGGAGAAGTGGCGAGCCGTTATCGCTACGCTGAGGATCAAATTCTTAGAGCTGCGCGTAGTAAGCGCATTGATGAAAAGAAGTTGGCTGACTATGTCAGAAAGGCCGATAAGGCCGGTATGACACCCGAAGATACCATACGTAGAGGCCAGGCGCTGGCTGATACAGGATTCTTTGGATAGTGTCGGCCTTTACTAATAGTTGAGGCTAGGAGGGCCGAAATGCTTGAGACCGTCGTAGGGTTACTGGTGGCAGCGCCAGCGGCTCTATGGGCGTACCTCAAGACTAAGAAAGGCCGGGCCAAGACTATCTCTTGGTTGAAGCGTCTGTTCAATGTAGACATCACCGCAGATGATCTTCGATCTGCCGTAGACAACATGAGCCTGGCCTTGGACGCACAAGGCAGTTCAATCAGTTACCTAACCGAACAGACCAACTTCCTGCTTGAGCAGTTGACCCAGGCAAAGACAGACCTCGAAGCAGCTCGTCAGCAACTCAAAGAACTTGATGCTCTGCATAAGGAGAACCGCAGCCTACGCAAAAAGGTTGCTGATCTAGAAGAACAGGTAGCCGCCCTTGAATCGGAGTTGGCCAGACGCAAGAAGTATACACCGAAAGCGAAACGATCAGATGCCAAAAAGTGAAAATGGCTGGGAGGTCATCAAAGACCAGTCAGATAAGAAACTGACAGTTATCCGTCTAGCCAAGACAGGTATACCACTACGACTACACAAAGACGCAGCTAGGCTGTTGGCTTATGTAGCAGTAAGGTTTGATAGGGAAGTCAGCTCATTGAAGCAGGGCAATAAGCCGGGCTTTCAGGACGAGGGTGGATACAACTTCCGCAAGATTGACCACAGCACTAAGTATAGCAACCATGCTAGTGGTACAGCCATCGATCTCAATTGGCAGAAGTTCCCAATGTTTCGTCGTCGTATGACGGCAAAGCAGGTAGCCGCCTGTCGTGCCATAGTTGCTGACTGTGGTGGTTTGGTTCGTTGGGGTGGGGACTACAGCCCTGCTCGAGTAGACCAGATGCACTTTGAGATTGCACCGGGGGTCACGGCTGAGCAAGTCAAAAAGTTTGTGACCAAGCGCAAGATCAAGGCTGACGGGTCGGTACCAATAGGTGGGGGATCGCTTCCATCGCATGTTCGAGACCTCATGGGAGGAAACTAATGCCATATTTCTATAGCCTTACTTCTGTATCGGGTGGGCCAGACAATACCGCACCCATACCCTTACCTGCAATCAATCGCTATATGCGGCCTATGGGTACAGACGGTGGTGCGGTCGTAACTGGTACATATACACGTCATATCATACCACGGCATCTTGCTTACGTTCCATTCAAACCACAGTATGACATGAAGTTTGATAGAATTGGTTTGCAGTTTGCAGGATTGAATAGCTGCGTAGATACCTGGTACTACCGTATTGGGTTGTACAGTAGCAGCAATAACTACCCAGCTACTTTGCTAAACGACTTTGGTGCTTTGACGGTTGACCCGGCTTCACCCCCGGTTGTTGGTGCCATTGAGCATACGGGTCTTGATATCAGCTTGACTGGTAATACTCTATACTGGATTGCCATCGGAACAAATCAATCGGCAGGAACAGACACTGCTGCTGGTAGGACACCTTACATGGGTATGTTACTTGGTGACTATGTCAACATGCAGAATAAAGGTTCAGCATCACCAGCTACTAACCTTGGTGGAGTGGCGTACCTTGAACAGATCAACAGCTTTGGTGGCTCGTTCCCAAGTACAACCACTTTTGCTAACTGCGCTGGCCCAACCAACTACGCAATCCGTCCATCCGTCCGTCGATCCGCCTAAGGAAAGGAACCTAACATGGCGTCAATCACAGTAGCACAAGGTGCATACAATACCGGCTACACAGCAACCCAAATGCCAGTAATCCAAAACCTTGGACCCGGCACACTGTACATCGGAGCAACAAGCTCAAACCTCACCACTGAGGGAATTCAACTTCCAGTCGGTGCAGTTTATGAGTTTCCTGCCATTGTGCAGGAAGGTGCTGGTGCTGTTTGGATCCAAGCATCCGGTGGCACTTGCGATGTCCGTATGTTGAATGTAGGCTAACATGCCGTATTGGGATTGGGCACACTTACGTGGACCGGTCGGTGACTACGGGTCGTTCTACGATACAACGTCGCAGACCGGGGGTTCAATCCGAGCATTTCAGTTGAACACTACTGACTTTGCTGACGGTGTAAGCATAGCTAATAACACACTCGGTAATCCTACTCGTATCACAACTACCAAGATAGGCAAGTACAACATTGCCTTTTCTGCACAGTTGCACTTGTCGTCTGGTACTTCTGCTGATGTGTACTTCTGGATGCGGCACCAAGAGGTGGATGTTCCTGAGTCAGCAACGGTTATTAGCTTGGGCAACAACGCACGGAAGACTGTAGCGGCCTGGAACTTCTTTGTTGAGGCCACCACATCTCCGCAGTACTGGGAAATCATGTGGTATACAACCTCGACTAACGTTGCCCTTGATCACTTTGATGATGCCACTACACCGGTTGGGGTACCAGCCGTGCCGTCTCTAATACTCACAGTGAACCAGGTTGGCTAATGGCTAATACAGATCCAGTCTCAGGCCTTATGGCTTCCC